GGTGAGCTTGAATCTTTTACTGTGGAGGGCATCGTCTGAACCCTTCGGCTTGTCATCCCAAGAGTGTTAGTCAACCCCTGCGCCCCAGACAGAACTAATAGCTTGTCCGTCCAGCTTCCATTTAACGCGGCTGCAATTTCTTTGACGGCGAATGCAAATGCTTTCATTGAATTTAGAGCTTGGTCAGACACGAACTGCAACGGTGCGGTCTTCCCTAATGCTTCGAACGCCTCTCCTATATCTCGAATAGCAGTGGAATAAGTCTCACCAAGACCAGCCATTGAGTCCTTCATTCCGTCAGTGGCATCTTGCAGTTTCTTCGCGATAAACGCCTTAGATTCCATCTCGCGACCGGACTCTATAAGAACGGATATGTATTTTTGCTCTGTATTGGTTAAAGCGATGCCAGCGTTTTTAAGTAACCGACCAGCAGCCTCAGTGTCGGCAGCAGCTTTGGCAAATTGCCTAGACGCTTCTGCGACAGATATTCCCATGAATGTTGCGTACTCCACAGACGAGTCCATCAATGACTTGAGAACGTCTTTAGAGATGTTGCCGAATCTCGCGAACTCTATTGCTCCCGCCCTTATGTCCTCATCGTCGAACTTTGATGATTCAGCCAGCCGTTGGATTTGAGCTTCCAAATCCGTTAGTGTCATTCCAATACTGCTGCCTGCATTCTTGTAAACAATATCCAGACGAGCAATGCTAAGTCTCGCTTCCTCTGCTGCCCTGACAGCTTTTATGCCAGTTGCAACGAGAGCCGTTCCTAGAGCGAGTGTTGCAGTAATTGGGTTGGCAAGGGATGCTGCGTATCTCCCCCATGAGGTTTCTGCTATAGCAGTTGAAGCACTAGCCTTACCACCAGCAGCCGCCAAGTTATTGAGGGACACAGACCCGCGATCTACTTCGGTTGTGTCTACTTTAACTTTTAGGGTTTCTTCCATTTTACTCTCGCGTTTTAATCGCTATCAGGTCAACCCGTTTGATCGCTTTTATTTCCTCGGCTGTCGGTTTGTTACCAGTCAGGACGCTCCATGCAAGCATTTCCGAATACGATAATGGGGAGACCCCCATCCCGTTGCTCTGTCTGGCGTTGTGTAGATCAACAAACCATTGCCATATTCTTATCATTACTTGAGGACATTCTAATTCTACAAGTTCTGAGGGCTTCCTGCCAGTTTGTTCATATACTATTTGAAGATGCTGCCTTAATGTTGCGCCATCTTTCTGTGGCTTATTTAGCTCAAATTCTGCGGTAGCAAACGCAAGTAGGCCCTCTACTTGCTCCGCGTAAAATTTGCTAGAGTCTCCGATGCCGCTTTAACTTGCTCAACAATCAGAGGATTAATCTCGCACAATTTAACAGCGTTTTCTGCTGACCAAGGCTCAGTGATCCCACGCCAACCAACTATGAATGAGGCGATGTCCTCTATATTCATTTCCACAATCTCATTAATTGGCTTGACTATGGCATCCTTGCCACGTTTCTTTAGCAATTCATTCTGCCTTGCCTCCCGATCAATTCGATCAAATATCCGCTTTCTAGGAGCTTCGGCATGGGCACCAAGAACGGTCAGGAATATCCCACTCTCCTTGCCCATCTCATCTATATATTCAAACTCAAAACCGTCCTCACATTTCTTCGTTACGTTCAAGTCTGCGAGAGATATTGATTTTTGATTTGTCATTACATTTCCTCTGCGGTTAAAGAATCTTTAAGCTTGGCTATCTTGTATTGTCAACGTGGTCTTGAGGGTGCTGAGAGTCGTGGCAGTACCGCCAGTGCCATTTAGCAATGCAGTGAATGGCAATGTCTGGATAAGCCCTTTATCGCCATCGTCTTTCTTTGCTCCGCCCAATTTGACTGATGGAAACGAGAACGCAATAAAGTCAGCAGCAGCAGTATTAGCCGTGGTGAATACACAGTTAATAGATGCCTTGGTTTCATTGATAAAAAGGTCGCGCAATGTTGCTGACTCGAAGAACGCCGTAATTTGACCGGACACTTGAACACGACCCTCGAAGATGTCTGCGTGAATATTGCTGCCGATTACTGAGTTGCTCGTCATGTTCCCGTTGATCGTGAAATTCATTCCGGTCACATTCCCAACTGCCGTTCCGTCTACATAAATCGCCCCATTGACAGCGGCTAAAATCCCACTGGTTGTTTCGGCTGTTGGGCTAGTGAAATATTCGGCTCCTGCGGTCGTGATGTTCTGACCCATGAAGCCAATGCCGACAGTAGCCATTCCAGTTGCAGGGAGTTGAACAGCGATCTGGGAAACTTTGCATCCACTGAATACTTCGCTCAACACTAGGTCGCTGAAGTAATGCTCTATCGAGTACGATAAGTCTGTGTGTCCAGTTAGCGGAACGCTAGCGAACTTGCCCATCGTCACGCAGGTGACTGAATCCCCAGCAACTTTAGCCCCAACAGCAACCCCGTCCAGCATCGTCCCAGTCATAATTAAAGCAGTTAACGCAGTGATCATAAAATTATGAGCGTTGTTAGGAACACCTGTCGTAGCGAAGCCTGACCATTGGACCACTTGCCCGATCTTGAACCCATCGGTGAAATATGATCCGCTTGCTCTAGTGAATGTTCCAGATGCGCCAGTAGTGACGGCAGAGGTTACAGTGATGATTGCTCCGGTGGTTACCTGAGTTTGCCATGCCTGACGCAAGGCGGCTGCGAAGAAGTCTTTGTATGTAGCCGGACTCAGTTCGCCGTTAATCGTTCCACCAATTGATTTGACCCCGTGACGGAAATCCGCGATCTGGTAATCAGTCCTTATCTCGTTTGATTCGTAGGTCTCTTTTGATAAGTCGATGTCACTCGTAACTCGGCGCAAAGCCTGTGAGCTTCCAGCGGCAGGGATCGTTCCATATGTTGCCTCAACCTTGTATTTAACCTGCTTGTTTACGCCAGTTGCTATAGCCATGATATTGCTCCTTATTGAATATTGGAAAAGAACTTTATTTTTACTGGGACGGAATATCTGTCACCATCAACTCCGCCCGGAGATACTTCTGCTGTTTCCGATACAGTTACAGTCACTCCACTATTTACAAAAGCAGCCCCGCGATAAAAAGTCGATCTAATTAACTCTGCCCTAGCGTTTACAAGTGACGTTCCAACTTGCAACGGATACATCAATGTCACTTGCATATATCCTAGTTCCCTGTGCCGTGATCCGAACTCACGATTCTCAGGTTGAGCAAAAAGAATATGCACTCTCTGAAAAGGTGTTCCGGCTACCGGAGCAAATGACGCATTCTCCCAAGCTGTCGACAGTGCTGGTGACATCCCATTCAATGCCGTTTCCAGTGCGACTCTGATTTTTACAACACTCATCCTTGCGCCTGTCTAACTATTTCCGGAAACTCCAAAGCTGTTAACCCGACCATTCCCCTTGGTGGTGATTGAGTCGAATGACCGTCCTCCAGTGCCATTGCATAAGGCAGGTTGTTGACGATGTAATGAACGCCGCCTGCTGGTGAGCTGTTAACGCTCGCTCTTATTTCCTGTCCCGAAGTATTGCCCGTTCCTTCAAGAATTGCGGTTGGTGCTGATCCAAATCCATGCTGCCAATTTCTTCTAAACGCTCCACCGACATATCCGGGAGGTGGCAAACTTTTCCAGAGATTAGGATTCCCAACTGGTGAGCGCAATTCCAGCCGACTCCCAATCTCGATCACAATCCTTCGTGCGACTGTATCAAGCCCCTTTTTCATCTTGCCAACAGAAACTTCTAGGAATGCCATTATCCCGCCCTGATATGCAGGTCATTCAAAACTACCGTTCCCGCCGGACTAACCGCATCCATCGAGACAATTACATATTCTTTGCTGGCTACTGTGAAATGATCCTGCGGGTCTATAGCCCCCTCTGCATCAACTAGCAACCTCATGTCACCTACTTGTATCAAGTTACCATTTGCGATCGTCTGGCCTGCTCCAAACGCGAATAAAGCACCCTTCCGCGTAGTATTTGCTGTCGTTACCGCATTTGCTCCTGTGGCAACATCATAAGTGCCGACCGTGTAGCTTTTCCTCGTGACGTCAGCACCGAACTCAGTTAACAATTCCAACGATACTGCCGCTAATTCTGCGTAGTCGAAAGCCATTACGCTCTAACCACTTTAAGAACTCCTGCTCCTGTGTCTAAATAGGGAGCAAGCATTGCATCAATTGAGCTGTACCGTTTCGCCTGTGGACTATATTTGTCATATGTCGTTGAAATAGGCCCAACAGTTACGCTACTTTTCTGCTGCGTTACGTCTGCCAATAAAGTGGCGGTGGAAGATTTCAAAGCTAGTTCAGCACACGCTCTTTGAACAGGAACTGGAACAATATCGTCAGCGACAAGGTTGGGGAACTCTGTACTAGCACCAGTGACAACAGGCTCTAAGTACACCCACGCACGAGGCCAATCTAGTGCTTGAGTAGACAGCATCCGAACACCTTTCCACCTCATGCGGTAAATCTGAATCATGTACTCTGTAGACTTCCTCAGAGATTGCTCCATAACAGCATTGCTGAGTGAAGCCCACGCTGTATTGCCTCGATCGCTGTGGTATGTGGTAGCAGCCGCGACAGTGATGTAACTCTCTGCCGTTGCCGACCCTGATCCTGTCTCAGTAACAAGTGCCATTATTTACCCTTCCTGCGATAGATAACTTGTTGTTGGAATGTCACTATCATTTTGATTTCGGTCTTCCACGCTTGACTTCAGCTACTGGCTCATCTTCCACCAGCTTCTCTGGCGGTGAGCTAAACCATCTCCCCGTTGCAAGATGTTCCCTAGCATCAACTCCGTCCATCGCCTTCGGGTTCCCGTCTTTGTCGTAAAGAGTAATCATGTTTTCCTTTAATTAGGGAGGGGCATTTCACCCCTCGATGTTTTTAGTAATCGCCGCAATTAACCCAGTTCAGCGTGATCGTGCCAGTCCAAGTCAACGTCCCATCTCCATCAATATCAGCAGCAGCAACAGATGAATTTAAGTAACAATCTATCGCAGTTGTCGTACCATCAAAGAAGGCAGCAGCGGCTAACTTTTCAGTAACCGCAGCAGCAGCAACATTGATAGTAGTGGAGTTGGTGGTCGCTTTTGACGGACACAAATCAACTTCTGTGCCAGTTAAAGATATGCTATCAGTAGCGACAGTTCCCAATGCAACAGCACCCGCTACGCCAGACTTAATCGTGGTGGCAATCGTGGATGTGGTTGTTGGTGCTAATGATATTTGGTTAGTCAAAACCCAAATGCGACCAGCAGGGAAATCATAAATCTTTGTTGATTGCCATGAGGACGCATCAGATATCGCTTGCGGTAATGCAGCAAGAGTCAATACGGTTTGACGAAATACGCCTGAGCCTTTTTCTACCGCAGTCACATATGCTGCAACAGCGGCAGGAACAACCCCTGCCCCTTCAGTTGTATTGTCTATATCCTTAACACCAACACTAGTTCTAATGTTGGCATTAAGTGCTTCCCATCCATCCGCTTGACGATTAGCCATGATTAATCCTTTGCAATAAATGCAGCGAAATTAATACCAGTTGCAATAGTTCCAGCAACGAGCGTATATACTCTGACGTAACGATAGAGAACGCCGTTTTGCTCATTACGGAAAGGTATTGCGAACCGACCAGTTGCAGTCACAGCGTCCATTGGCGCAACGATATTGCCATGAACCTGATTAGCTAAGGACACGCTGCCAGAGGTCATATCGGCAACGGTAGAGCCTTCAAGGTGGATGGTGTAAATCTCGTTACCAGTAGCCGTTTCAACAGCGGATACGTCGAGTACCACATAACCATCTGCCAACCCCTGACCTAGATCGAGGATGGTTGATTCGGTCGTTGTGGATGCGACTAAGCCGGCAGCTTTCAAAGAAAGTGCGTTGTCGTAAGTGAATTGCGAGTAAAGATTTGCCATGATAAGTTTCCTTTATTAAAAGTGATTAGGCTACGATGGCAAGATCGCCAATGAACTTCAGACGAGCAACCGAACGACCGTTATAAGCTGCCAATCCGCAGTACCATTCGACACGAGTCCGGTAGACAGGGGAAGTTTGTAGCACTCCCAGATCGTCAACCATCATCCCGCCATTCTGAATACCTGTCAGACTGTCTCCGCCCATGCTCACGCAGTAGATGGAAGTCGCTGTATCGCCACCAGAATTTGCAGCTTCGGTGTAACCGAGAATTGCTTGGCTGGTATTGTCCAGATCAACAGTTAGAATCGGCAGTCCGTTGTACTGCATGACTCTGCGACCGAGAGCATCTACATCGTAGGTGACATAACCAGATACAGCCGTGGTGCGAGCCGCTGCACTGAACCGACGAGCTAACGCCTTGCTCATAATCAAATGAGTTGGGTTGATAACTTGGTCAATCAGCTCATCCAATTTAGCCAGCGATAAAGCTGCTCCGCCCGAAGTAGTTCCGGCTGAGATAATTTGATTACCAGTTACACGAGTTTGCAGACCGTCGAACTCACGAGGATCGGAAGCCGTATCACCTTTGATGAACTTGCGAGTCCATGCCAGAGATAAGGCACGAATCTTCATGGCTTCTTGGTTGGTACGTTGTCCTGCACCTTGCGTTTGAACGATGAACTTGTCCACGTCCAACTCGCCGCCAGCAATGACCAAAGCCTCGGTGAGAGGGTTCAGAATGCCAGTTGATGGGGTGTAGGCTTCGTTAACGCCACGGAAACCGATGCCGGGATATGTCCCTTCGCGATTGTATGATAGTGCGTTGCCGCTGATATTCTCGAACGGCAGAGCCATAAGAATGTCGCTTGATCCAGCGTACATCTCGATGACGCCAGACTTGAAAACATCGCCTGTTTCTAGTTTTGCTGCTTCGATCAGAGTTAGTGCCATTTTGATTCTCCTAAAAGGTAAATGAATGATTTCATTCGCTTCTAGGCCGAACCTACAGCGGTGCTACAGAATTTGCTAACGTAATCCCCGAAGGATGCGCTACGTTTTTTGTAGTTCTACGCGAACTACGTTAGCTTGTCAATTACTTTCTACGACCTGCTACCATGCGCTCCATTGCAGATAGCTTCATAATATCAGCACTGGCAGGTTTCCCTGTCCCACCCAATGCTCCGCCGCCTGAGTTATTAGCAGCAGTCACAAAGTGCTTCCCTTCGTCGCTACCAGCCCACTCTGTAATGGCAGCAGTTAGCTCCTTATCGCCGATCATAGCCTTCCTAATGTCTCCATCAATGGTCAGCTTAACATCGCCTTGTAGCATGGCTTTCGCTGCCTTTAGCTGCACAGGATTAGTTACGCCTGCTTTAGTGAGGGCATCTACCAAGCCATTATCCACCAGCAATCGGGTAGTGAACGCTGACTGGCTTTCGTTATCTTTGCGGGTCTTTTCAAGTTCAATGCCGGACTGCTTCAGAGCTTTGTTAGCTGTATTTAATTCCGTTTCCAGTTTCGCTAAAGTTTCCTCAAGCTGACGATGTTCATCAGGGTCAATCGTTTTGCCAGCACGAGCCTTTTCAAGCCGGGATGCTAGGTCGATATTTTTAGTCTTCAACCCAGAAACCGCATCGTCAACCAGTGATTCAACGTACACCTTCAACTCAGGATCATTTTTATCGAACGCCATTTTACTTCTCCTCATTAGCGGCTGAACCGCGAAACTTAATTATACTTTGCTTTTAACTGTGCCAGCGTTAGTTCTCGACCAGAACCGTCAACTAAATTTTTTAGCGTAATTTTGCCATCTCTATACATTTCCGCACGACCGACACCTAATGTCTCGTTCTGCCATTCTACAGATTGGCGATCCAGAAATTCCTTGAACGTAGTGGAAGCAGGAACTTGACCGTCCTCACTAGCTCTCGTCCCTCCCTGCACACCATCGAACACTTCTGGCACTAATAAGCAGCGGCAATTGTAGTGAAGCGGAGGATTTGGCATACGATCATCGCCCGGCTTCCATGTCCTGTCAGCAGCAGCAGCGCATATTGGGCATACCACTTGATCCAGTGCCGTTATAAAACGATACCTTTTAATCACATCCTCATTCGTTTTGAATGTTTCCATTCGGGAATTGTTCGCCACCGTTGCAACCGAAGTCTGAACTAAAGTAGCGGCATTAGCCCGGCTAATCTCTATGGCTGATCGAACTCTGGAGATGATCTGTGCGTTGGTCTCTCCAGCAGCCATTCCTTGACGGACAGCAGTTCCGAATCTCCATGCCGTATCTCCCGCCTGTCTCGCCCACCAATCTCTTTGAACTGCCCCTTGAATGATTGCGTTGCTGGCGATGCTGGCGAGCATTGCTTCTGTTGGTAGAGAAGCACCTAAGACAACTCCGCCGGATGTGTTGACAAGGGCGGCTTGTGCTGCCCTAGCTGCTATTTCCGACACCCCTTGGGTCGTAGCGTATAGCTCAGACTGTATCTGGGCGTAGTAAGTGTTTATTGTTTCGCGTACTTGAGATAAAAGTTGCTTTGTTCTCAATGTGCCATACTCAGTGAGGCTCCCTGTGGCTAGTTGACCAAGTAACTCCCGTTCCATCTCATTAAGGATCGGCAATATCACCGCCCTAGCTGATGCGTCGAGCCTAAATAAATCCAACTGAAAGCGGATCGCTGTATCTTGCATTATGCGTTAGCCATTATTAGTATCAGTGCGAGGTCGTTATTCCGTTTTATTCTGTCTATTGTTGCGATAGTTTCAAGTGATATAACTGTGCCGCTTCCATCGAGTCCAGCAACTCCTCCGGTATATCCTCCGGGTCCATCTCGTCCAGATATGGAAGCCAGTTGTCCACCCAGAACGCCAACATCAACCCCTCTCGATGGGTAATTATCGCCGCCTTCATCGCTTGGCTGATCCAGTCCGGCATCAGGAGGTGTAGTCTCTGACCCATTAGCATCCCTCCACTTTTTGAGTTCCTCAACGACTTGTGCTTTCTTTGCAGCGAGCCTTCTCTTGTCTCGTTTCGCTTGGTCGCGAATAGCATAGTTGATTCTACCATCAACAGAGGCCGATCCGACACCAACAATGATAGCGTTTTGGCAGACCAATGCTCCTGTGCCAGTAACCGCGACAACAGCACTTGCTACATCATCTCCGCCGAATGACTGCGTGGCGTGGGAGTAACTTGCAAATGGAGCTGCTTGTTGAGCTTGACCACCGACACCAGCAACGACCGAAACTCCAGCAGTTAATGCGCCAGTTCCGGTTGATAATGAAACGCCTACGCCTACGATTGCCGCTGCTTGATCTAAAAGCGCACCCGTAGCACTTGATAAGGAAACTCCAGTTCCGTTGACTGCAGGGCTTTGTGACGCTAATGCGCCTATCCCTGTCGAAAGACTGAGACCATTTCCTGATATTG